GGCTAACCCACCTGAAATGCATCTTGATATGATGTCTGTAAGGAAATGGGCCAAACGCTTTCCCCATAAAATCCAAGACGCTATTTTATTAGGCTGGTCAAATGTCCAAGATTCTGGCTTTGACTTACACTACCTCAAGAGAAAACGAGTTAGAAAAGCTTTTATAAAACGCGAAAAAGTGGTAGGAGGTTTTAATGGTGTCACTAGCACTTATGACCCTCGATTGATTCAAGGCGCCACCCATGAATGGCAGTCAGCCACTGGCCCTCCAATCTACACCATCTATGGATGGTTTAAAAAGACATGGCACGTTCACAAGTTTGTAGCTCCCTTTACTTTAGGTCCCGGTCACACCGCGGACGAGCTCGGATATTGGTTCCATCGCACGTTGAAGTACTTTTCCTCACGTGGGATTGTCCCTTTGTTTTTAGACTTGGACTATTCTCGTTATGACTCCACTTTGAGTGAGCCAGCATTAAATTGCGAGAAAGAGTTGAATTGGCGTCTTTTTCCCCAGGAGGAAGTTGGCGTTCTTGTACAACTTCTTGAGATTGAAGATAAAAGTTACGGGATTTTCGTTAAAGACGGGTTGTTTTATGTCGTTGAGTTTGTTCGATTCTCCGGCAGTAGCAACACAACGCTGGGCAATTCGCAGTTAAATGCTGTTGCTTGGCACAGAGCTGTATCCACAGTTGAACCCAAGGTACCGGTTGAAGCCTACCGTGGTGTAATCGCTGGGGATGACAATGGCACCGTTTTTGATGAAAAATATGAGGAGATTATAAGAGCTAAGGTTGCGACTTTGGCACGACTTGGCTTGAGACCCAAGATGCGTATCTCCCGAAACCCATATTGCCTTGAGTTTTGCTCAGGCAGATTTTACCCCGTTAACGAACCCCCTTTTTGGGTCCACGGACCCAAACCTGGGCGTGTATTGGCACGCACGGGTTACACACACCAGCACATCACCTCAGGTGAAGAGTATCGTTGGTTGAGAGCTGTCGTTCTCGGCCTTCAGAAAAACACGGCTTTCGTGCCTGTTTTGCGAGTTCTCATAGCGAAGTATATAGATTTGACCGCTGCCTTCACCCCTCTCCCCATGAAAGATGAGGAGCATAAGTACACGACAAAAGGTGAGTACACAATGCATGATGATGCTTACAATATGTTCTACCATGTGTATGGTTTTGACCGACACGATGTTGATTATTTAGAACAATTTGTATCACAAATCGATAGCCCAACATGCGTTATTGAAAACAGTTTGATTCGCAGGATGGTTGAAGTAGACTGTCCTAA